TACTAGAAAAGATAAGAGCATTTACGCTTACAAATAATCTTGCATGAAAGCAATAGAATTCTTAACCGAATCACCAGAAAGAGAGTTAGCTAAAAAGCTTCCTACCTTAGCTAAACATGATTACAATACTATAGATCGGTTAATGCAAAAGATTGCTAAAAAACATAAAATCACTGGTAAGAAATTACATGACAGATTCCTTAATAAGTATCACAAAATCCCTGACAACTGGATCAAGGAAAAAATCTCTGAAACTCAAGTAGATGATGATGTCCGCGCCGAAGTCGATAAGTTCGCAGACTGGGCTTGCAAGATACTAAAAGTAGAACGTAAACCAAAAATAATTCTTAGCATGGATACTGAAGAAGCACAAACTCATCATCATACCGGAAGACATATTCACGGTGATGATAAAATTTGGGTATACGCAAAAAATCGTAATTTGGTAGACATACTACGCACTGTATTCCATGAACTCGTTCATGTAAGACAGGGAGAAAAGGGCGAAATCGGTCCTAATGCAAGTTATCCAGGTAGCCCAATTGAAGTTGAAGCAGACGCTTTGGCTGGCAAATATATTAAAATATATGGTGAGCGGAATCACCATATCTTCCAATAACTCTTTACATTCATATCAGATAGTGTAGAATACTTAGACTACCTAAGTTAGGTAGATCAGAGTTCGTAAAATGTTTGACTTCATTACTCAAACAACGTATACTAACTATATTACTATAAGGAGAAACTATGTCATCTGATCGCGTGTTTAATGCTGAAGAAAAAGTCAAACTGACACAATTGGTAAATGAGGGCTTGTCCGTTATGCAAGAGATTGAAACTCTTCAGGGCGGGCTTAACGATACCGTCAAAGCTATTGCAGAAGAAATGGAAATCAAACCATCTGTACTCAAGAAAGCAATCAAAGTTGCTTATAAGTCGCGTCTTGCTGAGACCAACGAAGAAAATGAAGAATTGAACCATATTTTGGAGACTGTTGGCAGGACTATCTAATGTCCTACGTTGACGCTATTCACGTAAAAGAAAACGATAGGATATTCGTTGTCGAGCGTAACCAAGAAGGTAAGCGCGAATTCAAAGAATATCCTACCAACTATACCTTTTACTTCGCCGACCCAAAAGGTAAATATCGTTCCCTTTATGGCGATCCTGTGTCTAGGTTCTCAACTAGAAAAAGAGCCGAATTCGAAAAAGAAAGACGGATTCATTCAAATAAGAAATTGTTTGAAAGCGATATAAATCCAATCTTTCGTTGTCTTAGCGAAAACTATTTGGGAATCGATCCCCCAAAACTTCATACGGCATTCTTCGATATCGAGGTAGCTTTTGACCCAGAACGTGGATACTCTCCAACACATGATCCTTTCAACGAAATCACTGCTATCTCTATCTATATGGATTGGTTGGATCAGCTAGTTACTCTAGCTATGCCCCCAAAGCATATGACTGACGAAACGGCAAATGAATTGATCGTAGACTTTCCAAACTGTTTCTTGTTCCGCAATGAAGTAGAAATGCTCAGTACATTCTTTGATCTAATTGACGATGCAGATATCTTGACAGGTTGGAACTCAGAGGGTTTCGATATACCATACATGGTAAATCGTGTTACTCGCGTAATGTCGAAAGACGATACTCGCAAGTTTTGTCTGATGGGTCAAACCCCCAAACCAAGAACATATGAACGATTCGGTAAAGAAGAAACTACTTACGATTTAGTAGGTAGGGTTCATATGGACTATCTGCAATTGTATAAGAAATATAACTATGAATCACGACATAGTTATTCTCTTGATGCCATTGGCGAAATGGAAGTAAACGAACGTAAAACACCATATGAAGGTAGTTTGGATCAGTTATACAATAAGGACTTCAAAAAGTTCATTGAGTATAACCGTCAAGATACTATGCTAATGGTAAGAATTCATAACAAACTAAAGTTCTTGGATCTTGCTAATGCACTAGCACATGAAAATACTGTATTGTTGCCCACTGTAATGGGTTCTGTGGTCATGATTGAAATGGCAATCATGAATGAAGCGCATGAACGTGGTTTAGTCGTTCCCGATAAAAAACGTAGCGAAAGTGAAAGTGAAACACAAGCTGCAGGCGCTTATGTAGCAGTACCCAAGAAAGGAATTCATGAATGGGTAGGTGCAGTGGATATTAACTCTCTGTATCCCTCTACTATTCGTGCGTTGAATATGGCTCCCGAAACTATTGTAGGTCAAGTTAGGCAAACACTTACTGATCAATATATGTACGATAAGAGTATTAGGCTAGCTAAAGACAAGCGTAAGAAAAAGAATGGAGACGATGCGGATGCAGTCACCGGAGCTGTTCTTTGGGAGGGGTTGTTTGGTTCGCTAGAATATGCTGCTATTATGAATCAAGAACGCGGTACAATTCTTACTATCGACTATGAAGATGGTAGATCAGTAGAAATGTCTGCTGCTGAGATTTGGAAACTTATCTTTGACAGCCATAAGCCTTATATGCTCTCAGCTAATGGTACTATCTTTACATATGAACAAGAGGGTGTCATTCCAGGATTGCTTTCACGATGGTATACTGAACGTAAATCGATTCAAAAGCAAGCTAAAGAAGCATACGGCACAGATGCATATGATTATTTCGATAAACGACAACTTGTAAGAAAAATTCTGTTGAACTCTGCATATGGCGCTCTACTAAACGAACACTGTAGGTTCTATGATAAGCGAATCGGACAGTCAGTAACTCTAACTGGTAGGCAAATCGTTAAACATATGATGAGTCAGATTAATGAGTTGGTAGCAGAAAAATATCAGCATGATGGTGATGCTATTGTGTATGGTGACACTGACTCTTGCTACTTCTCAGCATATCCTGTTCTCAAACCTCAAATAGAGAACGGAGAGTTAGAGTGGAGTAAAGAAACATGTATTGCACTCTATGATAGTATTGCCGAACACGCTAATGCTAGCTTTCCAGCTTTCATGGAACGAGGATTTCACTGTCCTAGAAAAAACGGTGAGATCATTAAAGCTGGTAGAGAATTGATAGGTGATCGCGCACTCTTTATCACTAAGAAACGCTATGCTATCAATATCTTTGACAAAGAAGGGAAGCGTAAAGATAAAGACGGTAAATTGGGTGAAATCAAAGCTATGGGACTTGATCTTAAGCGAGCAGATACTCCCAAGTATGTGCAGAAGTTTTTGATGGAAGTTCTAGAAGAAGTTCTTGCTGGTAATCCTCGTGATGATATCATCGGTAAGATCAAAGACTTTAAGCATATGCTATCTGCTCAGGCTAGTTGGACTAAAGGCTCTCCCAAATCCGTAAACAAGCTTACATATTATGGTGAGCTTGAGATGAAAAGCAAGACTGGTAAAGCAAACATGCCGGGACACGTTAGAGCCGCGTTAAACTACAATTATCTACGTAAACTCAATGGTGATCAATACAGTCAGAAAATTGTAGACGGTATGAAGGTAATTGTATGCAAGCTCAAAGATAATATGTTGGGCTTTACTTCAATTGCATACCCCACAGATGAATTGCGTTTACCTGAATGGTTCATGGATTTACCATTCGATGATAATGAAATGGAGCGAACACTTGTTGATGAAAAGATCGAAAACCTATTAGGTGGGTTAGATTGGGATTTGCGAAGCAGTACCAATACTGCAAGTACATTTGATGATCTGTTTAATTTTGGTTAAATCAGTGTTGACATTCGCTATAACTTCCGCTATATTACTACATGTACTCGCCTAAATACTTTTAACAAAGGAAACAAAAATGAAAGACTATTTACAAGATTTGATTCAACATACACATGGTCTAGGTGTTATCGACCTTATCAAAATTACAGGTTCTCCCAAAGAAACTCTAATTGCTGCGGTAGCAGAAGATAAGTCGGTTATTGTAGAAGGCACACTTAACTCGCCTATCTCTGATTTCATTGGAGTGTTTGGTATGCCCAATCTCTCTAAGCTCAAGACTATTGTTGGGTTTGATGAATATGATGATAAAGCAAAAATCAATGTAACTACCACTAACAAAGATGGTGTTGATGTCCCTGCTTCAATTCACTTTGAAACTAAAGCTGGTGACTTCGTAAATGATTATCGTCTTATGTCAAGAGTGATTGTAGAAGAGAAGGTAAAAAACGTAACCTTCAAGGGTGCAACTTGGAACGTAGAATTTGAGCCAACTATTGCTGGTATCATGCGTCTTAAGAAGCAAGCACAAGCAAACAGTGAAGAGCCTAACTTTGTAGCTAAGACTGACAAAGGTGATCTTAAAATTTACTTTGGTGATCCGTCAACTCACTCGGGAAATTTTGTATTTCATCCCAGTGTCACTGGCACTCTTAGCCGTGCTTGGATGTGGCCTGTAAAAGTGTTTCTTTCTATCATGGATCTTCCCGGTGATAAGAAAGTACGTATCAGTGATCAAGGTGCTGCTGAGATCACAGTAGACAGCGGACTTGCAACTTATCGTTATCTCTTGCCCGCACAAGCAAAATAAATATGGATCTTACCTCACAACACGATCCCGAATGGGCACTGTTCTTACCAGCGGTGTCTTCATTCTTTATCACTGGCATTGGTAAACAAATGTCAGGGGAACAATACTTTGATCAAGCTAGGATCCCCGCTGGATTCAATGGTGATGTAGAATGCTTGAACTTCTTAGACAGTAAGAAAGGGATTTATAAGTATAAGTGGGGTCTATATTCAGCAGGTCATGCTAACTTAGATACTACAGTAAATGATCCAGCAGAAACTATCATTCGACAGCGTGAAGCTGGAACGTTTATGTTGGGTGATTCTGGCGGGTTTCAGATTCTGAAATGTCAATGGCCAGCAGATTGGAAAGATCCCAATTGTCCTCGGGCAATGAAGAAACG